TACCATCTGCAACTAATAAATTACCTGCAGTATTTGAACCCATAGTAATATCATCACCTGATACTGTAAGATCTCCTGATATAGTTAAATTTCTTATTCCTGTATAATCTTTATTTGCATCTAATATAACTGCTTTACTTGCTATTGCAGTACCGATAGCTGTGCTACCTAAATCTAAAGCATTAAGTTCACCAACAACTGCTGTCACACCATCTAGTGTATTTAATTCTGCTGCTGTGGAAGTAACGCCATCTAATATATTTAATTCTGCTGCTGTTGAAGTTACTCCGTCTAGTATATTAAGCTCTGCAGCTGTAGAGGTTACTCCATCAAGTATATTAAGTTCTGCTGCTGTAGAAGTAACACCATCCATGATGTTTAATTCTGCTGCTGTAGCACTTATAGCTGTACCATTAAAATTAATAGCATCAACATGTGCTGTACCATCTATATATAAATCTTTAAACTCAAGAGAGGAAGTTCCTAAGTCTATATCATTATCTGTTATAGGTACAATAGCACCGTCTTGTATTCTAAATTGTTGTACTGCTGCAGATGAAACCTCAACATAAAATTCTAAATGATTATTAGTTGTATCAACTAATACTTTGTTATTTGCATCAGCATCTCTAAGAGTACTAATAGGTCCACCTTCACCCGCAGTTCCATCATGCGTGTGTCCTGTTGTTGCGTGGAATGCAGCTAATACTTGGTTAAACTCATCATTAGAATGAGCTGATGTAATAGTATCACCTGTTGTAAAACTTGATTGTCGTGCTGAATAGCCTGCCATTATCTCCTTCCTCCTGGGGTAAATTCTAATTGAAAGCCTTTTACTGAAAATGAGTCTGCACTATTTTGATCATCGATCTGTAGTGCAACTGCGAATCCTGAACCTTCTACTGATTGTCTTACTAATGGAACACCTGATGCATCATATAGTGCTTGACCATATTTAGCTGCTCCGTATGTTCCTGCACCACCTACACTAGGTAATGCTATCTTTGATGGTTGTGGAGTATTTTGATCATCATAGTCATATCTAAGAGCTAAGTTTGCATCAATAGTTGTTCCTTCACCTTCATAGTTTAAATTAACTCTTTGCATATATTTTCTTAAGCCTGGATCTCCCATTACCATATCAGGTGATCTGTATACTGCTTGAATTGTTGTAGTAGTTGCACCTGTTGCAAAAGTATTTCCTGTTTCCATTTTATAAATAAAACCATCATATCCACCAAATATTTGTGTCTCAATACTGCTAACAAAATCTGAATCTGTACAAGCTGGTTTAATACCTACCATATCTGCATATTCAAATCCTATTGATCCTGTATTAGGGTTATTTTTTAATACACCTATAATTCCTTTTGATGATAATTGACCACGTCCTGTTACTGGATAAAATAATCTATATTGTGATTTACCTCTAATAACTATAGATGATATTCTATCTAATGTTATTTCATCAATTCTAGATTGTATTTGTCTAGATATAGATCCAAGTTCAACGTCACCAATTCTTGCTGTACCTGCAATAGTTCTTAATCCATCTGGTGCTAAAAATATAACATCACCACCAATCTCTTGAATACTACCACCATCTCTACAGCCAATGTTTCTTGTAACTTCTTGTACAGCAAATGAAGCACTTGATGTTCCTGTTAATTTATATATCCTATCTTCACAAAATATAATTAATTCATTTCTAAATACTTTTAATCCAACTACAGCCGAGTCAACTTTAAATGATCCAGCACCACTTCCTGTTGTAAAATTGTCTTCTTCAAAAGCTACACTAAATATAACTTCTTGTGAATTAGTTGCACCAGCATAGAACATATGGTTTTGAAATGCTTTTACAAATTTAGGATTTGATGGAGCTGTTCCACCACCTGTTGCATTTACAACATCAACTGCAAAACTAGAATTAATAATTTGTGCAGGGGAATGTCCTGTTGCAATTATAAGTTTATCAGTGCCATTAAAATTAAATTTTTCAAAATCGTATTTTCTTGTAGATGTACCAAGACCTGTTGTTAAACTAGTAAAACTACCTGATGTAGTTCCTCTATGAATATCTCCACCTCTTGCTACAATTATTTGATCATTAAATATAATAGAACAATCTACTATTAGACTAGAATTACTAGATCCTTGAGGTACAATTGTAGTATTATATCTAGCTGTACCACTAACACGTCTATATCCACCCTTAATATCGGGTTCAAAGTTTTGTAAGATTAATGCTTCACCTGGTTGCATAGAAAACACATCTTTGTTTAATGTCAAACCACCAGCACAACTTACAACAAATGGGGATATTAAATCTGTTGTTGGCATTTAATTAATTAGCTCTTTTTTTATTTAATAATTCTATTGCTTGTTGCAAAGTTAAAGTTTTTGGAATATTTTTTATACCAGCTTTTTGTAATTTTTGTGTTATAGTTGTTCCTGGCATTTTTTTAAGATCTCTAAAACTAATTCCAGCCATTAATTTTTCATCTGCCCTTACTTCACCATTCATGTTATCACCACCTTTTGATCTAAGGTCTTCTAAAATTTGATCAGACATTTTTTCATTTTCTGCTATAATTTGTTGTTTGGTTTTTTCTATTTTAGCCATTAGCTAACTCTGCCTCCTATGCTTGTTGCAATGCTTTCACCAATTACATCGGTTCTCATGTAATCGTTTTTAGTTGCATAATCCACTTTTAATAATCTAAGTTTTCTTTGAAAGTCTCTATCAGCTAACTGTGCATGTTGTGGATCTGATCTTAACATGTATGTATAATATTTAGCTCTATCTACTATCAAAGTTCTAAATCTGTCAGGTAAACTCATATTATCACCATGAGCAGATAAATCTGTATGTGTTGTATAATAGTCATAACTTGCTGTAAATTCGTTTGTATTTGGTCTTGGGCTTACTCCAAATGCCGAATGATCTGGTAGTATATAAACTCTTAATGGTGTTGAATAATTACTACTAGCATTTGTATCATCAGTTGGTTTATTATTTTGTAAGTAACTATCATAAGTTACATATGATAATTTTCTAGTAGCTAAATCACTTCTAGATATTCTAACATAATCAACATCTAAGTTTGTAGTTGTAACTGTATTATTAAGTGTAATAAATGATGTTTGTGCTGTAGCTGTAAAGGTAGTATTTAATATAGCACCTTCTCTAAAATTAGTTACAGTTAATGTTGTATTTAAATTTTGTGTTCCTTCTGCAGCTGTACCTACCTGTACTTTTAAAGCGGCACCAACACTATTAGTATCTAAAACTCTAACTTGTATTTTGTATGTTTTATTTACTGTAGTATCAATAGCTTGATAAGCAGCAAAATCATTTAATCTTAATCTACCATTACCTGTGCTTGTATAAGCTGCACTTCCTGCACCTGCTATGGTGCTCCAACTATTTATATTAGATGCAAACTCACCATTAGTTACTAATTGCCTTGGTGCCATTGAGAATGAATCCATATCTGCTTTTCTAAAGTCAGCAGGAAAAGAATACTCATTATCACCAATAGTTAAATCTTGTGTAGTTCTAGCATATAATAATGGTATTTCACCTGTTTCATTATAAACATCATGAATACCTTTATTAATAAAATCTTTTATTGCAGTTTGTATACCTCGACTTGAACTAAACGTACTAGAGGTTAGCTCTGTTTCGTTTAATTCTCTAAGTACACTATTTGTTAGTGTTAGGTAAGTTGTTGCCATTTTGTAGTAACTCTATTATTTTATCAAGTTTTTGTTCTTGATTGTTAATTCTATTTTCTAAATTACTTATCCTTACTTTATTTGGATCCATAACAATTCTTTGACCTGTGCTTGCTCTAGTTTTTTTTCTTAAATCATGTATAGCCATTTTATTTATTCTCCTATTTTGTAAGGGGTATTGTATTAAGGGGGACGTATAGCCCCCCTTAAAATTATACAGTATTATACTGCTGTATCGTGTTGAGTAGCTGTGTTTCTATCAGTTTCATCAATTCCTGAAACATCACATAGAATAGCAAAAACACGGATTTTACCCGCACTTGAAGCTGCTCCAGCCATTAACGCATCAATTGTGTCTGCTACTTTCGTAGTCAACACAGGTGCCGCATCAGCAACGTCTCTTGGTGCATAAGCTGCACCAGTAGCATCGTAAGCATCAACGAAAGCATCTGGATCTGAGAATCCAGCTGCACTTCCTGTGATACCAATATCGATAACTACAGAGTTTGAACATGCTGTTAGTACCTCTAGTCCTGCGTGTAATACTACACTTTCTGCAGGAACGTCAAGACATCTAATAACATCATTTGTTGCTGTACCTGAGTCTCCGTCAATTGCAGAGACATCAATTGTGTTTTCTATCATATAAGGTGTTCTGCCATTTGCAGAATGTCCAGCTGTTCCGCCAGCACCTGTTACATCATAAGTTGCCATAATTTATAATCCTCCCAATTAACCTATTGTTATAACGCCTCTTTGGACTGCTTCACTTCTAAGGATTTTTCTTCCAAATACGTGTAGTCCTCTGACAACGTCTGCGAATGAATCAGGGTCTCTGATTAATTCTGTTTTTGCGATATGATTTACAGTCGCTACTCCTGACATGTGTCCGTATACGAATGCATACTCATTAGATCCAGCAGATCCAAAAGTATGAGACGCTACACTTCCACCTGATACAGCAATTGCGTTTGATGAATACATATTAAAACCAAATAATGGTCTGTCTGTGACTTTACCATTTCTGATTTGTGATGCACCACCATCGTTCATTACTGATTGGTCAGATAGTTTTCCGCCTGCTTTTCTTAATTGTTCAAAGAATTCAGGTGGGGCAACTAGCCATCTATTATCTTCTGGCACATCATTTTTGTCCAAGTTTCTTTTCAGTGTTGATACTAAATTTGCTAAAGTATCTACAGCTGCGTCACCATCGATTGGTGAACTGTCAGTTCCTGAACCAGTACCATCACTAGCATTGTCGTATATAAACTTCAATACATTGTAATCGTAGTTTTTCTTTAATGAATATGCACCTGAAGAGGTTGCAAGAGCTTCAAAGTTTACATGAGATTGTCTTTCTTCAATATCATCTACTTTAAAAGCAAAGTAAGAACCTTGATCGACAGTCATAGTTATTTGATCATCAGCTAATAATTGTGTATCA